TTGGCCATCGACTGGGTGTAGGCAAAGCTTGCGGGTCATGGCTATAGAATGCCCAGCCCATCCAGCCTAGGGAATGCTGAGAATGTTGTCAGTCCCTACCCGGCCTATGCCGGGTTTCCTGCCAATGGCCACCCTCGGCGCACTAGAACTAAAGGCAGAGTGGAAAAAATGGCTGATCGCCAGCTATGCCGCGGTGCCTACCGACTCGGTGGACCTCGACAAGCTAGCCAGGAACCTGCTGCCCTGGGCCCAGCCATTGCTAGAGCCACGCCGGTACAAATGCCTATGGGGTGGCCGTGGATCGGGTAAGTCCACCGCTGCGGCTGATGCGCTGCTGATCGAAGGGGCCCGGCGTAAGTGTCGGGTGCTATGCGCCAGGGAATTTCAGAACAGCCTGGCTGAGTCGGTGCATCAGTTGTTGTGTGATCGCATCGAGGCGCTTGGCTTGCAGGACTGTTACCGCATCCTGGATAGCGAGATCCGGGGCCCCCGGGGTACTCAATTTTTCTTTAAGGGCCTACGCCATAATGTGCGATCCCTCAAGTCCATTGCAGGCATTACCCATGTTTGGGTAGAAGAGGCCCAGACCATCAGCCAGGAGTCTTGGGACATCCTAACGCCAACGGTACGGGCTTCGGGCTCTGAGATCTGGGTAACCTTCAACCCAGAGCAGGAGTCAGATACTATCTACCAACGCTTTGTCGTCAATGCTGAGGCCAGCGACTATGTTTGTCGGGTGAACTGGGACCAGAACCCTTACTTCACCCCAGAGCTAGAGGATGAGCGTCAGCGGATGCTGCGCACCGACCCAGACCGCTATGACAATATCTGGGAAGGTAACCCGATCCGGTTCAGCAAGGCCCAGGTATTCCATGGCAAGTGGGTGGTAGATGAATTTGAGCCTAGCGATGACTGGCAGGGGCCATACTTTGGCGCTGACTGGGGGTTTGGGCCAGATCCAACAGCGGCGATCAAGTGTTGGATCCATGAACGCCAGCTTTATATTGAACGCGAAAGCTATGCCTATGACCTGGCGCTGGATGAAATTGCGACCATCTGGAAGGTTGACGTTCCAGGCATTGCTACCTATCCAGTGCGGGCTGACAACTCCAGGCCGGAGACCATCAAGCATGTTCGGGGCAAGGGCATTACTGGCCTGATAGCGGCTGACAAATGGCCCAATAGCATCAAAGACGGCATCGAATACCTGCGCAGCTTTGACAAGATCATCATTCACCCACGCTGCAAAAACCTTAAATTCGAGGCGATGAACTATAAGCGCAAGGTGGACCCCCACACCCAGGATGTACTACCCATCATCATCGACAAGCACCAGCACCTATGGGACTCGTTGCGCTATGCGTTGGATCCATTGATCCAGAACCGTTCGACGCCCTTTGAGTACCGCACTGCCAAGGCAAAACGGGTGGCCAGCCCCAAGCTAGGGTACTAGGGCACCCTAGGGATAGCACTATGGAACCACCATGGCCCTCCGCAAAAACTATCTAACCTCCAACCTGGTTCGGTTCGTTGATGATCCGTACCTATTCGCCTATGGCCGGTCCAATATTCTGGATCCAGGTGAATTTGACGATGTCATCAGAGATGAGTCGAGTCGGGCCTACCAGGCGGCCAACCGGTTCTACTATGAGCTCAAGATCTACGAAGAACTAGAGCGCGATGCCCATGTCTTTGCCGTGCTGGAGTCCAGAAAGCTGGATGTGGTGCAACGGGAATGGATCATTGAGCCCGCTAGCCAGAGCGCCAAGGACAAGCGCAATGCCCAGATGGTAGAAGCGATGCTGCGCAACCTGGCCACCACCACGCCAGATGCAGAGAAGGACCAGGCGATCATCAGCACCGGTACTGGCTTTGACCAGGCCTGCCATGGCTTGCTCGATAGCCTGATGTATGGCGTCTCAATGGCTGAAATTATGTGGGCTGGGGGCAAGGAGATCTACCCCCAAGACCTGCGCACCCGTCACCCACGACGCTTTGGCTTCACCCTGACCGAGGATGGCTGGGTGCCGCGCCTGCGCACCCGCACCAATATGGCTATTGGTGAACCGATCCCGCCTCGTAAATTTATCTTTCACCATCACCAGCTCCACTATGGGCCCTATGGCCGGGGGCTAGGCCATCGCCTATTCTGGCCAGTATTTTTTAAGCGCCAGGACATCAAATTCTGGCTAGTCTTTGTTGAAAAGTTTGCCTCGCCTACCACCATCGCCAAGTTCCCGGTTGGGGCCAGTGATGCTGAAAAAGATGCCGTCATGGCCGCCATCCAAAGTATCGCCTCAGAGACCGGCGTTGGCTTGCCCGAAGGCTATGAGCTGGACCTGCTAGAGGCCTCTCGCAGCAGTTCTGCCGATAGCTATGAAAAGCTTGCCAATTGGTGTGATGCGCAGATTAGCAAGGCCGTACTAGGCCAGACAGGCACCACCGACCAATCGACGGGGGGTGGCAGCCGGGCCAGGGATGAGGTAGCCGCTAGCGTTAGCCTGAAGCGCACCAAAGCCGATGCCGATATGCTGGCCGGGGCGATCACCAATAGCTTGATCAAGTGGATCATTCGCCTTAATGCCGGGCCGGATGCAGCGGTGCCCCGGCTATGGTGGAAGTTCCCCGATCTGGAGGTACAGGAAGACCTCAATGCCAGGGTGCAGCGGGATAGGACGCTCTACGATATGGGTTTTGTGGTCACCCGCGACTATGTGATCAAGACCTATGGCGTCGAACTACAGGACGAAAAGGCAGAAGGCCCTACCGCTGAATCCCAGCTAGATGCCTTGTTCGGTGGTGGTGAAGCGCCAGCCCCGACTGAGCCTACGCCAGCCCCTGCACCTGAGGCAGAAGCACCCCCAACGCCAGAGCAGGCCCAGCAGGTGGAACAGGCTAACCAGGACGCGACTGACGAGGAAGCGCCAGAGGACTTGGCAGAACCTGATGATAGGCGCGACTCATCCGATGACTATGCTGATCAAGCCATCATCGAAATGCAGCCCATCCTAGCCGACTGGAGCCGGTTGATCAACGAAGCGGTAGACCAGTCCAATAGCTTCGAGGAGCTAGAGCAACGCCTGCTACAACTGCAGGCGGATACTAGCCAGTTTGCCGAGATCCTGGGGGCTAGCATGGCCGCTGCTGAGGCCGCTGGCCGGTACGAGGTGATCGAAGAGGGCGAGCGGGATGTCTAAACCGACCTATCGACGGCTACCCTTTCGCAAGGCCCTGGACTGGCTGAAAGCCAAGCTACCGATCCCGACAGAGCGATGGGATACGCTGGTCGATGGTGCCCAAGACTGGGCTTTCACCATCGCCGGGGTGACCCATGGTCAGCTATTGCAGGAAGCACTGGACCTGGTAACCAAGGCGGTTGATGACGGGCAGCTATACCGCGACTTTAAGCAACAATTTGCAGAAACCTTTGTCAAGCGTGGCTTCAGCCCACTCAACGACTGGCGGATGCGCCTGATCTTGCTGCAAAATATGCGCAATGCCTATGGGGCAGGGCGCTACCAGCAGCAGCATGACCCCGAAACGGTCCTACGCCGTCCCTACCTGGTCTATCGCCATGATGACCCTATCACCCCCAGGCCGCACCATGTTGCGCTAGATGGCTTTGTAGCCAGAGCAGATGATCCGATCTGGAATACGTTGCACCCGCCCAATGGGTTTGGCTGTCGGTGCCGCACCTTTAGCCTAAATGAACGCCAGCTCCGCCAGGAAGGGATGAGCCTATCGGATCCATTGCCGACCATGACTGTCAAGGACAAGCGTACTGGCCAGCAGTTCACCGCCCCAGTCGTCAAAGTAGGCGATAGGACGGTGCCAGTCATTGAGCCTGGGTTCAACTTCGCCCCAGGTAGCACCCAGGACCGGGCCAGGGCCATCCAGGACACCGTCAGCCGGATGCACCCAGGGCTAAGGGAACGAGTGATGGGGATACTTAGGCGGAGGGAGGGTTAGGGCTATCCTTGCGCTGAGTATCCTTTGACTTAGCCTTCTTCGCCGCCGAAGCTGACGATTTAGTAGCCGACTTAGGCGGTGTGCTTGGCGTATCGCTTAAGCCTAGGTCGAAGTCATCAAACATAAACCTTTCGTGGCGGATCTTGCTCTCTTTTGCCATTAGTCGATCTCCTCTACTTCATATATGGTAATGCCATTCTCGATCCGTTCGCCAACATATCGATAGCGAGTACCTTTCGGCACGATCACCTCGTCCTCTTTTGGAAGTAGAGCTATGTTCCGAATCGATGCTCCACTGCGGTTAGATTTAACGGCAATAACGACACCATCATCTCTCATGTTAGCAAAATCCGTAGCCACTTTAGGGTTTGAGGAAAAACTGCTGACACTCCTAATCGTTAGCCCCTCAGGGCTCTTGAGCTGATCGATCATTTCCTTGAGATTGCCGCCACGGTCCGATAATCCTCTATAAATTGTCCCCTCATACTTTGGGGAGTCCCTTATGTATTCATTTATTCGTCGTGCGTCATCCTGTGCTTGCTTCGATACGCTAACTATCTCGTCGTCTGCGTTTTTATATCTAGTCAGGCCATCGTCAGCGGCCCGGATCTCTGGATATGCACGTGTACCGGCGAACCTTTGCGCAGCTTCAACACGTTCCCTGGCGACTGACTCTGAGACTTTTTGAGCCCGGGCGATCTGGGCGACCTGATCATTATTGTTAACCGGATCGCCACTTCCAGCAAACTGGTTAAGCTCCTTCGCTAATGGTCCATACTTGTTTCTGTACTCTTCATACTGTTGAGCAGATAGTGGTGGAGACGCAATTCGCGTTACCTTGTAGTTTGAGGATCTAGGGGTTCCTGTCGTAATCGTAATCGCCTTGTTCGCGTCGTTAAAGTTCATCTGGGCTGAAGGGTTGACCAGAGGTGGCTGCACCCAGTCGTGCCCTTTATCGGCAGACTCGATTGATGAGATCCTGTAGCCCTCTGGATTGCTTCGCTTTAGCTGAATTTCCTTTTCCAGATCGGCTGCGGCAAGGTTTATAGCATCCTGTGCTGCACTTAGCTTCTGTTCACGACTTGCGAACAATGGCAGCTTATCTATTTTATCTATAGCCTCAGCTAGATCCGAGTTATAGCGTGGAGACTGACGGTAAGAGACAGCCTCTTGATCAGGTGTTTTTTCTTCGGGTTTCTTGATGCTATCCTTGGCTTTTTTAATATTGTCGCCAGGACCGGCAGCAGCCTTCTTAGCCTTTTTTTCTTTCTTGACTGCCGACTTAGCCTTGGCTGCATCACCGGCACTGGTCTTGCTCAGTGCATCAGCAGCTTTCTTCTGTGTTGGATTAGTCTCTATCCGGCAGTTCCGGCCCTTAGCAATGCAGCTACCGCCACAAAGCTTTCCTTTGGTGCAATTCTTAGTCTTACCACTACCTTTGGATCCACCCTTACCCTTGGCAAAGTCCACTGCGTACCATACCCGCTCAGACATTGACGCCGCTTGTCTGCTGGGGTCTTCGTTGTAGCTAATTTCGCCATTGCGATAGGTGGCAATATAGGCCTCGGGTGGCTGCGCACCAGTGACACCAGTAAAGCGAATGGTCCACCCATTGGCCGGGGTGCCAATGTCGATATCATCAATGCTGGTCATGCGTTGCTCGCCTTCATCGAAGAAGCTACGCACCAATAACATGGCCGCTTGTACCGTCTTCCTCGCCCCATCAGGCCTACGTTCCGCAAGGTCTACAACAAAGTGCGGATAACCTTGCATGTCGTAAATGATAGGCATGGCAGTGAATAGAATGGCGTCGCTTTTAGTGTGCCCACCCATGGATCCATCACCCTGGGCAACCTAGATCCAGCGCTATGGATCCATGATGAGTCAGTTTCAGGTCAGTGCTGATGACAGCCAGGTCCAGGCGATGCTGGCCCGGGCGGCGCGTCGGCTAAACAACATGAGGCCCCTGTATGACGACATTGGGGCCTATATGGAGCGGGACACAGATCAGCGCTTCCAGCGGCAACAAGCCCCGGATGGTACGCCATGGCGTGACCTATCGCCTAATACCTGGGCATCCAAGCGTAACCGCAAAATATTGAACGAGACTGGCCAGATGCGTGACTCGCTGGCCTATGAAGCGACTGGCACTGAGGTGATCATTGGCTTTGCTGACAAGAAAGCCCGCTGGCATCAGTTCGGCACCCGGCCCTATACCATTGTTCCTAAAAATGCCAGGATGCTGGCCTTCATGACCGCTGGCGGCCCTGCCTTCGCTAGGCAGGTAAACCATCCAGGCATTCCAGCTAGGCCAATGCTAGGCATCAGCCGGGCCAATGCGGAGGAAATTGGCAGCATCGTCGGCGATCACATTGGCAAGCCATAGCTGGATCCATGGCTGGGCACACTTAAGACAGTTACCCAACCCTCAGCCATGGTAGAAATTGAAATCCTTCGCAAGGGCCAGACGGTCAGCTCCAACGGCACCGAAGTAGACCTGAACGATGAACTATTGGATCAGGTAGTCGAGTCCTACAACCCGACCAACTTCAAGGCGCCCCTGATCGTCTCCCACAATACTGGCGGCCAGGATGATGCTAGCCTGGCTGAGTCGGAGCTAGCCTATGGCTTTCCGGTGGCCCTAAAGCGAGTTGGGGACCGGGTGCGGGCTGTCTTTGATAAGGTATCGCCTCAATTTGTGCAATGGAACCGGGATGGACGGCTGCTAGGCATTTCCCCTAGCCTGTATCCACCCACCGCCCCAGCCAACCCTACCCCTGGCCGCTGGAGCCTGCGCCACATTGCTGGCCTGGGTGCTTCGCCACCTGCCATCAAGGGCCTATCACCCCTGGCCCTATCTGAATTGACCGATGACCTTGATAATTGGGTGCTCGACTTGAACGAATTTAACCAGCCCGCTGATGATGCCGTCTCGGTCGCCTTCGACCTAGGCGAAAACAGCCTAGAAAGTGCAGCCACCACCATCATGGAGCTGGCTAGCCAGATGCAGTCAGACCCCGAAGAAGGCTATATCCCTGATAGCCCTGAAGGTGAGGCGGTGCAGCTGATCCTCAGCGTTGCCCAGCAGATGAAGGGCAGCATCCCCGATGTGGCCGAAGACTATGACACCATCGTAGCGGCGGCTAGGACTGTCCTCGACGTAGCAGCCAAGGTGGCAGGCTATGGCGAAGTAGAAGAGCCTGAGGACGAGGACGACTACGAGTCCGAAGACTATGAATATGGCGGTCGGTGCAAAAAGTATCCAGGCTGTGGCTGCGTCGATGGCTGCGCGATGAAGAAAAA